CAACACCTGTTGCCAAACCGGCAGTGGCAGCAACACCAGGTGCTAAACCGGCAGTGGCAACACCACCAGGTGCTAAACCGGCAGTGGCAACACCACCAGGTGCTAAACCAATTCAGCCAACTACACCAGCTATAGTATCAGCACCGGCGGCAGCACCTGCAACCAAAATGGCAGTTCCTGCTCAAAAAACAACTATACCTCAAGTAGCACCTGTGGCTAAAGCGGCCGCAGCTACAGCACCTCAGGGGTTTAATGCTAGTAATGTAATGAAGATGCCTGGTATGGAAAAGTACGCTAAACCAGCAGTTGCAAAACCTGCGAATTTCAGCGGTGGCCCAACTGGTTACTCTAGTATGAATACTACATTCAAACAACCAGCAGTAAAACCAGCAAAGCAACAGAGCATGGCGGAAGCCAAGCCAGAAGATTCCAAAATTGGCGGACGTTATACCCCTGCTGAGTTTGATGCCAAGCTTGCTAGAATCAAAGCTCGGCATCAAGCAAACCCGGCCAACACAGCTGACCTTGCTGCTCGTTTACAAGCTGCTTATAAAAAGCAAACTCCAGTGGCCGAAAGCAGACAGCAACGCAAATCACTGCTCAAACAAATCTTAAAAGGTTAACCACCTGTTGAACTGTTGAAAGTTTTGTGTTACACTAGTGATTACTTTAAGGAGTTATCACATGGAAGCTAAAACTTTTAACGGCGATCAAAAAATCAAACTTACTCAAATCATCAACGAAGGCATGGCTGTGATGATGGAAATTGACACACTGCAAGGTGGTCTAAACGACACCATCAAAGCCATTGCAGAAGAACTGGAAATCAAACCCGGCGTGCTCAAGAAAGCCATCCGCTTGGCACACAAAGCACAGTTTGGACAAGAAAAACAAGACCACGATTTGCTTGAAACAATTTTGGAAACTGTTGGCAAGACATTATAAGTACAGCGTCTGTACCGAGTCGCTCACGTCACGAGCATGAATCACGGCCCACCGGCCATAAACGGAGTTAAATGAGTTACGTAGACGCACTATTTTCGCGAGATAATGATCGCATTCATGTTGTAGAACGCCGCAACGGCGAACGCACATATCAAGAGTACCCGGCCAGCTATGTTTTTTATTACGAAGATCCTCGTGGTAAATTTCGTAGCATTTATGGCAATCCTGTTTCAAGATTTAGTTCAAGAAACAACAAAGAGTTTCGCAAAGAGATGCGAAGCCAAAATCACAAGAAACTGTACGAGTCGGACATCAATCCTATCTTTAGATGTTTAGAAGACAACTACAAGGGACAAGACGGTCCTCGACTACACACAGCATTTTTTGACATTGAGGTGGACTTTGATCCTGAGCGTGGTTTTAGTCGACCAGATGATCCATTCAATCCTATCACAGCTATCTCTGTGTATCTAGACTGGCTAGACCAACTGGTTACACTTGTGGTTCCGCCTCGACACATGAGTGCAGAAACTGCAAATGACATTGCAGCCGAGTTTGAAAACACCATAGTGTTCACAAAAGAAGCAGAAATGCTCAAGGTGTTTTTGGATCTAATTGACGATGCAGATGTCATGTCGGGTTGGAACTCGGAAGGGTTTGATATTCCATATTGTGTGAACAGGATTACTCGTGTGCTGTCAAAAGATGACACACGCAAGTTTTGTCTCTGGGGACAACTGCCCAAGAAGCGTATGTTTGAACGCTTTGGTGCTGAACAAGAAACATACGACTTGATTGGTCGAGTGCATATGGATTATATGCAACTTTACAGGAAATACACCTACGAAGAACGTCACAGCTACAGCCTAGACGCCATTGGTGAGTACGAACTAGATGAACGCAAGACTGCTTTTGAAGGTACACTGGATCAGTTGTACAATCAAAACTTCAAAACGTTTATTGAGTACAACAGACAAGATACCTTGCTGTTGGCCAAGCTAGACAAGAAGCTCAAGTTTCTTGATCTAGCAAACACACTTGCTCATGAAAACACAGTGCTACTCCAAACCACAATGGGCGCAGTGGCTGTGACTGAGCAAGCTATCATAGTTGAGGCTCACGAACGTGGCCTTGTAGTTCCTAACCGTAAAGAAAGACTCGCAGATGAAGAAACACAAGCCGCAGGTGCCTACGTTGCTTACCCCAAAAAAGGCATCCACGAATATATCGGTTCGATTGACATCAACTCGCTCTATCCCTCGGCTATTCGGGCCCTTAACATGGGACCAGAAACCATTATTGGACAGCTTAGACCCACAGCAACAGACAAGCTGATCAAAGATAGAATGGCATCGGGCATGAGCTTCGCGGCTGCATGGGAAGGCTTGTTTGCCAGCTTAGAATACACAGCAGTAATGGAACAAAATCGTGGCACGGAAATTGTGATTGATTGGGAAGGCGGAGAATCTAGTACACACTCGGGTGCAGAAGTTTGGCACATGTTGTTTGACTCGAATCAACCTTGGGTGTTAAGTGCAAATGGTACTATTTTTACATATGAAAGGGAAGGTGTGATTCCTGGATTGCTCAAACGTTGGTATGCTGAACGTAAACAAATGCAAGCCAAACTAAAGGAATGCACCACAAAAGAAGATGAAGAATATTGGGATAAGAGACAGTTGGTTAAGAAAATTAATCTTAACAGTTTGTACGGTGCTATTCTTAACGCTGGCTGCAGGTTTTTTGACAAGCGAATTGGCCAATCCACTACCCTCACAGGAAGAAGCATTGCCAGACACATGGACGCATACGTCAACGAATGCATTACCGGAAAGTACGACCATACCGGAGACACCATTATATACGGAGACACCGACTCTTGCTACTTCTCAGCTTGGCCCACTCTTCGACGAGAAGTTGAAGAAGGACGAATGGAATGGTCGAAAGAAACATGCATCCAACTCTACGACTCAATTGCAGAACAAGTAAACATCAGTTTCCCAGTGTTTATGGAGCAAGCATTTCATGTACCACGTGAGATGGGCGAAGTAATCCGAGGAGGCCGTGAAGTTGTTGCCAGCAAAGGTTTGTTCATTACCAAGAAGCGTTATGCTGTGATGATCATTGACAAAGAAGGCAAACGAGCTGATGTAAACGGCAAACCAGGCAAGGTCAAAGCCATGGGCCTGGACTTGAAGCGTAGTGACACACCCAAGGTTATTCAAGACTTTTTAAGCGATTTGTTGAATGATGTGTTAACTGGTGTGCAACGTGAAGAAATTGTAGAGAAGATTCGCACATTCAAGTATGCATTCAAAGAACGTCCAGCATGGGAAAAAGGTTCACCTAAACGTGTAAACAACTTGACCAAGTATTCAGCCGCAGAAGAAAAAGCTGGCAGAGCCAACATGCCTGGACACGTTAGAGCTGCTATGAACTGGAACACCATGCGTAGGATGAACAGCGACAAATATAGTTTGCAAGTGGTTGATGGAATGAAAACTATTGTATGCAAACTAAAAAGCAACGCATTGGGGTGGACATCAATTGGTTACCCAACGGATGAACAACGATTACCACAATGGTTTGTAGAATTGCCATTTGATGATTCACAAATGGAGGCCACTGTTGTTGACCAAAAGGTTGATAACCTACTAGGTGTGCTAGAATGGGATCTAGCAAGCTCTACCAATACTAGTAATACATTTAACAGTTTATTTGATTTTTCATGAGACTTAGCGAAATTGTTGCACACAAAAATATAATAGACACTCTGACTGTTTCAAGCATTGCAGAAACTACTGGTCAAGGTCTTGACAGCATTGTTGAAATAATCAAACGGGCACAGTTGTCTATAGACGAACAACTAGAAGACTTAGATACTTCAAAGTTTGTTATTGATAATGTATTGATCAACTATGAAACTATTATTGAGTCTATACAGGTTGCTGCATTGCGTGTTATTGAAACCCACGAAGATGCGTACTTTGAACAAAGCAAAAGCTTGTATGAAAATATGCAGCGCGAAGAAATTGATTATATTCTAGCTAGAACTAAATTCATGAGAGATGAAACCAGGGAGTTAGTAGAAGCCCGTGCAAATCTCTATACTGATTGGAGATTCCCTGGTATGATAATTCGTCCAGCACACGAAACACAAGTGAATAATCTAGTTGCATTGGATCCATTGTACATAGTAGATACTCATGCTGCATTGTTGCTACCAGCGGTGAATAGTTTTACTCCAGAGTATCAAGCTCGTGTAAGACAATATGTTATCAAAGAGTACTCCGAAGAGCCAATATTCAACGGACTACCAAAAAATCAATTAGGGTTTGTATTTTCTCACAATTATTTTCAGTATAAACCAATTGGTATACTACAAGACTATATCAAAGAAATTTTTAACTTGTTAAGACCAGGCGGTGTGTTTGGGTTTACCTATAACGATTGTGACTACTCTCATGCTGTTCGATTAACCGAACAACATTTTCATTGTTATACCCCCGGAAGACTAATCAAACAATATGCATTAAATCTAGGATTTAACATTGTGTTTGAATACCATGGCGAGGACAATGTTCATTGGTTAGAACTACAGCATCCTGGAGAAAAGGATAGTCTACGTGGCGGACAAGCCATGGCAGCTATTGTGCCTAAGAATTTTTGGGTTGGGAAGAAAAAATCTAAATATCTTGAAGAAAATACACCAAAAACTATTGACATTCCCACCCCAGTATCATATACTAGTGATGAAGTGTTAAGACTACAAATTTCTGCTGTGCTGTTAGGTATTGATAGCGAAGAACGAATCTTCAATTATTACACACCAGAAAAATTGTATCGCTTAGTGAACATCAGAATGAATCAAGGCGGGATAGAAATTGCCAGGTTCAATGAAAAACTTGAAAGAAAGATTAACAAAAGGAAAAAATTATGAGAGATTATTTACTTGACTTAGTGAAACACACAATTGATGTGGGCCCATTGGAAACTATTAGAATTGATGGTGATCAGGAAACAACCAAAGTTACCGGCGTTGCTCCAGAGAATCTTTTTGTGTTACAAGGAGAATTCAATGTACCAGTTGCTGAATTTGTTGGCACAATCGGTATGCCTAACTTAAACAAACTTAAAATCTTACTAGGCTTAGAAGAATACAAAGAAAATTCCAAGTTGTCTATCTCCCACAAAGAAGACGGAAGCCCAGAAGTAATCAATTTTGAAAATGCCAGCGGAGACTTTTATAACAGTTATCGTCTTATGTCAACTAGTGTGATTAACGAAAAACTAAAGAGAGGCAAGTTTCGAGGCGCCAATTGGTTAATTGAATTTACTCCCAGTGTTTCTAGTATCATGCGTTTAAAAATGCAGGCGCAAGCCAACGCAGAAGAAACAAACTTCCAGGTTAAAACAGAAGATGGTCACTTGAAGTTTTTCTTTGGAGATCATTCAACTCATGCCGGTAACTTTGTTTTCCAACACGATGTAAGTGGTAAACTAAATCGTACATGGTCATTCCCAGCAAGCATTGTTCAAAATATTTTGAGCATCAGCGGCGATAAAACAATGTATATCAGCGATGACGGTGCTGCAATGATCACTGTCAACAGCGGTCTGGCCAAATACGAATACATCATACCAGCACAGACAAAATGATCCCGGCACTAGAGCATAGAGGATTTAGTTACGGTTCGGGCTTGTTGAACCCGGATTGTACTCAGTTCATTGTTAACATACCCAAGAATGCCAGCAGCTACATGGTAGATTGGGCATGTAGGCACAAATGGTCTAGAGCAATAGTAGGAGATGCATGTAGTTGGAACAAAGTCAACGAGATGATTGTGATACTCAGAGACCCAACTCAACGGTGGGTAAGTGGGATCTGTCAATATATAAACACTTACATATTGTCAGTATCTGGGCCCAATGGTCCAATCTTTCCTGGGGATCCTATTACCAAAAACGATTGGACCATGGACGCTGACCAGTTCCTTGATTTTTATAATCAAACAACCGAAAGACTGATATTTGATGTTATCAATCGATTTGACGATCATGTTTGGCCACAGTATGAGTTTTTTGAAAACCTCATGCCCGAAGTTCCTAGAAAATATTTTTACATGGACACTAGCTTTGATCACAAGATTGCAGAATATCTAAATTTTGAACCATTAGACCATCTTGATCGCAATAGCAGTAGGTCTAATGTTAATATGCAAACACTCAATGCTTTTTTTGTAGAAAAACTGCAGACCAGACCAGAATTAAAAAAACGTGTAGCTCTTGCGTATGCCAGAGACTATAAAATAATTGATCAAGCATTTAACCAATGACTACCCAGACCAACCTAACCTCACTGCAAAATGACTATGCTGTGTTCTTGCCAGCTATCAGT